CACGAATTCGGCACCCGCAAGATGGTGCGCCGTGGCATGTTGTTCGGCGACCCCGAAGCGCATACACTGGGAACCGATGACGAGGCGAGCGTTCTCGACCTGATCCACGGATATTTCGCGCAAGCGACCTAAAGAACCGACCGAACCCCGTTCAAATCCGCGTTAAACGGGCATCGTATCGCGTTAAACATTTTCAAATAGCCAAAGACCGCGATCAAAAAAACGGACGCAAGGAACACCCCTTAAAATCATTTTGCGTTAGCCATGTAGGTTGGGCACCCCGTGCCCAACAAATAAATTTGGGTTTGTCGGGCACGGGGTGCCCAACCTACATGGCTGGCGGCCAGGGCGGAACCCCCTCCGCCTTAACCCCCACCCCGCCATCCCGCATCATTGCGGTCATGGCAAACGACCCACTCCAAGCTACCCACGCAATGGCACTCCCCGCCGGCCCCGCGCCGGAGTGGGTGCATCTGATCCCCGCCGGGACGTTCTCCGGCCGTGACGACCGCGGCCCTTACCGGGCCAACCCTCAATCCGTGATCGCCGCTTTTGCCGCCTGGGGCATGCCGGTCGCCATCGACTACGAGCACCAGGGCATCAACGCCGCCGATAACGGCCAGCCCGCGCCCGCCGCCGGCTGGATCAAGGAGCTGCAAGCCCGCGACGATGGCCTGTGGGGCAAGGTCGACTGGACGGCCAAAGCCGCCGCCATGATCGCGGAACAGGAATACAAATACCTCTCTCCCGTTTTCGACCACACCAAGGACGGCGGCATCCTCCGCCTCACCGGCTGCGGTCTCACCAACAACCCTAATCTTTTCTTAACCGCGCTGGCCCGCCGGTCGGCGCATTCCCAGGAGATCATCGCTATGGATTTGCTCGCCAGTCTCATCAAAACGTTCGATTTACCCGGCGCCGCCACCCCCGAAGAGGTGCTGGCAAAGGTACAGGATGCGGTGGATGGCTCTGCCGCCGACGCTGTCCCCGTCGCCCAGATGCGCAAGGCGCTCGGCCTGGCCGACGATGCCGCGCTGGCAATCGTGGCATCGTCCATGCAGGCCCGCATCAAATCTGCCGAGCCCGATCCGGGCCAATATGTGCCACGCGCCGAATTCGAGCGCGTCGCGCAGTCGCTGTCCGGCATCCAGGCCGACCGCGCCGCAGAGATCGCCGACCGCCTGGTGAGGGAGGCGATGACGGCGGGCAAAGTCAGCCCCGGCCTGGAGGCCTGGGCGCGCAGCTATTGCAGCCGCGACCGCGCCGGTTTCGAAAAATATCTGGAAACCGCCCCGGCCATCGTCGATGGCCATGCCCGGATGCCAGCGTCCCCGCCCAAGACCGGCGAGGAAAACCCGCTGCTCAAAAACGCCCGCGCCCGCGCCGCGAAGAAATAAATGTAGGTCGGGCACTCCGTGCCCGACAAACCCAACCCACAAAAGGAGCCATTAAAATGCCCAACGCCACCCAACCCGCCCGCATCGGCGACCTCATCAAGTACGAAGAGGCCGAGACCCTTTACAGCCGCGACGCCATCACCCTCGCCAGCGGCAACAACCTCGCCCTGGGCGCCGTCCTCGGCATCGTCACCGCCAGCGGCAAATACGCCGAATTCGATCCTGCCGCCGTTAACGGCAGCGAGGTCGCCGCCGCCGTGCTGGTCGCCGCCACCGACGCCACCTCTGCCGACGTGGCCGCCGTGGCGCTGAAACGCCATTGCGTGGTGTCTAAAAATGCCCTGGTCTGGAAAACCGGAGCCACCGCCCCGCAGATTCTGGCCGCGCTGGCCACCCTGGAAGCCAAGGGCATCGTGGCGCGCGACGCCGCTTAAGCCCGCTCCCACAAAAAACATTCTCAAGGAGAAAGACATGCAAGACATTTTTAACGATCCGGCCTTCAACATGGCCAACCTCACCGCCTCCATCAACATCCTGCCCAACCTTTATGGCCGGGTCGGCGAGATGGGCCTGTTCGCGGTCAAACCGATCACGGCGCGCTCGGTCATCATCGAAGAGAAGCACGGCACCCTCAACCTGCTGCAAAGCAAGCCGCTAGGCTCTCCCGGCACGGTAGACGATCACGGCGCGCGCACCGTGCGCAGCTTCGTGGTGCCGCACATCCCGCACGATGACATCGTCCTGCCCGGCGACGTGGCCGGTATCCGCGCCTTCGGTTCCGAAACCGAACTGGAGACCGTGTCCAGCATCGTCAACGATCGCCTCCAGACCATGAAAAACAAGCACGATATCACCCACGAATGGCACCGCATGGGCGCGCTCAAGGGGCAGATTCTGGACGCCGACGGCTCCATGATCTACGACCTGTACAGCGAGTTCGGCATCACCAAGAAAACCGTCAATTTCTCGCTGGGCACCGCCACCACCGACGTCAAGGCCAAGTGCCTGGCAGTCAAACGGCACATCCAGAAGAACCTGATGGGAGAGCTGATGAAGAGCGTCAGGGTGCTGGTGAGCGAGGAATTCTTCGACGCCCTGACCAGCCACGCCAACGTGGAAAAAGCCTTCGCCAACTGGCAGGAAGCGCAGAACCGCCTGGGCGGGGACATGCGCACCGGCTTCGACTTCGGCGGCCTGACCTTCGAGGAATACGCGGGCGAGGCCACCGACAGCGCCGGAACCCTGCGCCGCTTCATCGCCGCCGGATCGGGTCACGCCTTCCCCGAAGGCACCGGCGTCACGTTCCACCAGTACGCCGCGCCCGCCGACTTCAACGAAACCGTCAACACCCTGGGCCAGGTCTACTACGCCAAACAAGAGCCCCGCGACATGGGCCGCGGCACCAACATCCACACCCAGTCCAACCCGCTGGCGCTATGTCTGCGCCCCGGCGTCCTGGTCGAGTGTACGGCGGCATAACATGCCCTACGCCACACTGACCGGCCTGGTTGCCCGCTACGGCGAGGATGAACTGGTGCAGCTCACCGATTCCAACCGCTCCGGCGCCATCGATGCCGCCGCGCTGGAACAGCCCATCGCCGACGCGGATAGCGAGATCGACAGCTATCTGGCGGTGCGCTACAGCCTGCCGCTGCCAACCACGCCTACGGCGCTGGCGCGTATCGCATGCGACATCACCCGCTTCCGGCTCTATGACGACCAGGCGCCCAATGAGGTGCGCAAACGCTACGAGGATGCGGTCAAGTGGCTGGAGGCCGTGGCGAAAGGAGCGAGGAGCCTTGGCCTGCCGCCCGCCGAAGTGCCGCAGGCCACTGGCGCGGTGGCGGCTTTTGCGGGTGAGGCGAGGCGCTGCTCGCGCGCCTCGCTGGAGGATTACTGATGCAGAACCACCTCGCCCTGGAACCCCTGCTGATCGATCGGCTTAAAAGCGCCGTGCCGGAATTCCGCGCCGTGCCCGGCATGGCCGATCTGGCCGCGATGCAGGAATCGGGCCAGCCGACGCCTGCCGCTCATGTGATCTACCAGGGCGACACGCTGCCCTCCGGCAACAACGCCGGCCAGGGCTCCGCCCAGATGGTGGCGCAGACCTGGATGGTCGTGGTGGCAGTGCGCACCGCGCGCGACACGCGCGGCGGATCGGACGCCAGGGAAGATGCCGGCCCTTTGATAACCGGCGTCATCCGGGCGCTATCCGGCTGGATGCCCGGACCGGGATTCATCCCGATGCGGCGAGTTAACGCGCCAAAACCCGGATTTAACGCGGGCTTCGGTTACTTCCCGCTGGCTTTTGAAACCCGGTTCGTCACCAATGGAGCCACCTTATGAAAATCAAACTGCTCAAACCCCACACCCACGCCGGACGCGACTACCCGGCTGGCGCCGTGATCGAAGTGGACAAGGCCGCCGCCGAATGGCTGATCGCCGCCGGAATCGCCGAAGCCGCGTCAAAAAAGCGCGGGGAAGCCGCACAAAACAACACTGATAACTGATAACTGAAAGGAATAGCCATGTATTTCGTCGGACAAGGAAAAGTATTCATTGGCAGCCGCGACAATCTCGGTAACCCGGAAGCGCTGCGCTTCGTCGGCAACGTGCCCAGCCTCAAGTTCTCGCTCAAAACGGAAGTGATCGAGCACAAGGAAAGCACCACCGGCCAGCGCGCCACCGATGCGCGGATCGTCAAGGGCAAGAGCGCGGATTTCAGCTGCTCGCTGGAGGATTTCAGCCAGGAGAACCTGGCCCTGGTGCTGTATGGCTCCAGCAGCCAGATCGCATCGGGCACGGTGACCGCCGAGGCGTTCCCTGTCGGCCTGGCCGCGGGCGATTTCGTCGCCCTCAAGGGTCAGGCCGTTACCAGCGTGGTCATCAAGGATTCCGCCGCCACCCCGGCCACCCTGGTGGCGGGCACGGACTACGAGCTTAACGCCGATCACGGCTCAGTGCGCATCCTCAACGCCGGTACCTACGTCCAGCCCTTCACCGCAGACTACAGCCGGGGCGCCGTTACCACCATCAACATGCTGACCCAGCCACTGCCCGAGCGCTTCGTGCGTTTCGAGGGGCTGAACATCGCCGACAGCAACAAGGCGGTGCTGATCGAGCTCTACCGCGTTGCCGTGGATCCGCTCAAGGAGCTGGCCATGATCGGAGAAGCCGCTGCCAGCTTCGACTTGAGCGGTTCGGTCATGATCGATGCGCTCAAGGCGGGCGACCCGGTGCTGGGGCAGTTTGGCCGTATCGTGCAGATTTAACCCATGACCGCCGCGCGCAAAGATATCATCTCCGACCACGGCGAAACGCGCCCTTGGCGATTGGTTTACCGCCAGGGCAGGGGTCTCCCTCCGGTCGACCTGACCGGTGGCGCGGCACTGTTTTCGATTAACGACCGGCTCGGCGCGGAAGTGGTTCTGTCGACGGATAATGGCGGGATACTCCCCCTGGGCGCGGACGGCGCCATCTGCGTCCAGACCGCCCATGCGCTTTATGCCGCCATGCCTCCGGGCGAATACAGCTATCGCTTGAGCGTGACATTAGCCGGTGAAATTCGCTTCCTGGCACGAGGGAAGTGGGTCATCCGCTGATGGAAATATTGGTGGTAAACGGCGAGATCGAGGTGCTGGACGTCGCCTCGCAGGGCCCGCCGGGCCCGCCGGGCCCGCCGGGATCTCCAGGTAGCGGGAGCAAAGGGTTTTCGGTCAACTCAAAAAGTACGGCATACACCACTACCGCCGCGGATTTCGTTGTGGATACGATGCTGCTTCACCCCACCGCCGATACGGCGGCCAGGGTGTACACCATCGCCAGCCAGGCCAGTGTCCCGCTCGCAGCAGGCGCTGCAATAGCGATCATCAACCAGCACGGCGCAGGGGCTATTACCATTGCAGCGACCACCCAGACATTGCGCTGGGTGAGCGGCGGGGTGACCGGCAACCGCACATTGGCAGCCGATAGCTCATGCGTGCTGATCTGGATGGGCGACGAATGGCAGATCAGCGGATCGGTTGGGCTGACATGATCCTCGCCTTATTGGCGACCTACGGGGTGACCGCAGCGCCGCCCACCGGGCACCGGTACTGGCGCTTCCGGGCAACATCGGACTGCTGGTATTTAGATGGGGATTACCAAGCTAGTCTAAGCTCGATCAGCCTTTTTGCGTCACCAGATGCGACAGGGGTAGACCTGGCGCTGGGAAAAACAGCCACAGCCTCATCGTCTGCGGGTCCCTCTTATGACGCGGAAGCTGCTGTCGATGGCCTATCCCAAACGTTCTGGCATAACAATTCTGTCATGTTAACCCCCGCATGGCTCATGGTTGATCTAGGCGCCAATGCGGATATCCACTCCATGCAGATACAGAGCAAGTATGGCTCTGGGTATGAACAACCAGCAACGTTCGTCCTCGAATATTCTGACAATGGCGCCACGTTTACGGTACAAAATTCGCTTGCTACCTCGTTGACTACAAATCTCCAGTCGTTCACCAATTTGTGATGGGTCTACAAATGCAATTCTGCCAATTAAATTTAGAGGGAGCCTGGCTCCGCGATCTACCCGACGAGGTTATCGAGTTCGGTTACGCTCACAAATGCAAACCATCGGCATTGACGCCAGAAGAGGCTTCCCGGTTCCTCATTGTGGCGCTGACCGATACACCACCGCCGGACTATAACCCGATCACGCAGACCTGTCAGCGTGACGGGGCGGAACAGGTAGGAGGGGTATGGAAATACAAATGGCGGGTGAACGATCTCGATGCGGCTGCGGCGGAACGGAACAGAATTGCCGCCGCTGATTCGAAGTGGCAAGAGATAAAAGCCGAGCGCAACCGTAGAAAATTCAACGGTGTACTTGTGTCCGGGAAGTGGATACATTCCGACACATTCTCCCGCACCCAATGGCTGGGGATGCTGATGATGGGCGCGGACCTCCCGGCGATTGAATGGATCACGCGGGATGGCTCGATCATCACCACCACTCCGGCGCTTGCCAGCGGAGTGCTTCAGGCTGTGGCAGTGATGGATGCCACGGTGTTCGCGGTGGCCGCGGCGCACGATACGGCAATGAGGGCGGCGGGCAGACCGGACCTGTACGATTTTAGCGCCGGGTGGCCGGTGACGTTTTGATCCAAATCCTGATCGCCTTCGACCAACTGATCGGAACTCTCTTCGGCGGCATGGCCGACGAAACAATCAGCGCCGCCTGCTGGCGAAACGGAAAAACAAGCCACCGCTGGAACGCTGCCCGGATCGCCGTAGACACCCTGCTCTGGTTTGACCCGATGCACTGTTTTGCCAGCTACATTTCCGAATTTGAACGCAACCAGCTTCCCGAGGAATATTACAAAATGAACACTAATCTCGAAACCCTCATCCCCACCCCCGTCGAAATCACCGTCAACGGCAAAACCCTCACCCTCCATCCCGTCACCATGCGCCAGCTGCAGCCCGCCATCCGCGCCGCGCTGCCCATCCTCCAGGCGCTCAAATCCGGCGCGCTGGAGCTGGAAAAGCTCAAGGCCATGAACATCATGGCCTGGGCGGAAGCCTACGCCCTCTACGGTGACGACCTGGGCGACATGGTCGCCTACCTGATGGGTGTAGAACCGGAAGAAATGGCCGGCTGGACGCCCGACCAGGTGGTGCTGGCCGTCAGCGCCGTGGTGAGGGTCAATGCCGATTTTTTCGCATCCTTGGCGCGCCAGCCCGTGGCTGCGCCGAAAACCGCGCAGCCACAGACTGGGCCGAGTCCTTCCAGCGTCTAATCGCCGCCGGACACACCCTGGACGCCATCATGGGCTACACCCTCGGGCAGTTCCAGGCGTTTGGCGAGGCGGTGGCGAAGCTGGAAAACGAGAAACTGCGCCACGCGATGATGGCGGTACGGTTCGGCGGCGACACGGGCAAGGGGTATGACAGGATGATGAAGGCGCTGGGCGGATAGACCGAAACCCCCGCTATTTTAAAGCCCATCGCGCCAGCCCGACCGCATAGGCCACCAGAAACGCCGCGCACGCCAGGAACCATGCCGGGCTCGACACGATGCCCAGCACGAAGCCCATAAACGCGCCGAATACCAACACCACGGGTTGAAAAGGTTTAGACATGTCAAATTCTCCAAAGCTCGAAATCATCATAGGCGCAAAAGCGGACCAGCTCAAGGCCGCGCTGGCCGACCTCGCCCAATCGCTCAACGCCGTTTCCCGTCAAGCCAACCAGGCGGGCGCGCAAACTGCGGGCGCGTTCCAGCCCGCCGAAGCGCAACTGGGCCGGACCCGCGCCGGGGTGCAATCCATTTCCGAACAGCTTGCCGGCGCTAAAGCCCAGCTGATCGGGTTTTTTTCTATCCAGTATGGCATCGGCCTGGCCAAGGATCTGATCCAGACCGCCGACGCGGTCACCAACATGAACGCGCGCCTCAAGCTGGCGACGCAAACCAGCGCGGAATACACCACGGCGCAAAAGGCGCTGTCAGACATCTCGCAGCGCACCGCCTCATCGATTGAAAGCAACGTCACGCTGTATGCGCGCGTCGCCGATTCGATGCGCGCGATGGGTAAAACGCAGCAGGAAGCGCTGGTCTTCACCGAAGAAGTCGGACAGGCCATGCGCGTTTCCGGCGCCTCGGCGGAGTCCGCCAAGGCGGGCATCACCCAACTGGCGCAGGCGATGGCTTCCGGCGTGCTGCGCGGCGACGAATTCAACTCGATCATGGAGAACTCGCCCCGGCTGGCCAGGGCGCTGGCGGACGGCCTGGACGTCCCCATCGGCAAGCTGCGCGATCTGGCCGAGGCGGGGCAGCTCACGGCGCAAAAAGTCGTCAGCGCGCTGCTCTCCCAAAAGGACGAGCTGGCCGCGGAATACGCGACCATCCCCCTCACCGTGGGCGCGTCGCTGACCCAGCTTGCCAACGCCTGGACCCAGTATCTGGGCCAAGCCGACCAGGCCGAGGGCGCGACCAAATCGCTGGCGCTGGTCATCTCCGATATTTCAAAAAACTTCAGCCAATACGCGGATACGATTTTATCGGCAGGGCGTGACGCGCTGGTGATCCTGGCCGGTTTCGGCGCCGTCAAGCTGTCTGCCGCAGTGGCGGAATTCGCCGCGCTGATCGGCGCCATGACACGTGCCGCCGCGGCCGCCGATCTCGCCGCCCCGGCGGTCGGGCGCTTGTCGCTGGCCACCGGCTTGCTGTCCAAGGCGCTGGGGCCGCTCCTGCTGGCGTTTCTCGCCTTCGAAGGGCTGAAGGTCGCCGGGCAATGGCTGGGCGAATTCGCCGCCAAGCTGGTGGTAGGTGAAACGGGCGTCAAGAAGTTCTCCTCCGGCGTTGAGGCCGGCATGGAAGTCGCCCAGGCCGCCACGTCGGAAATGAAAGGAGAGACCGCCGATCTCGCCGCCGAAATCGATCGCAGCAACCGCCTTGCCGCCTTCTCCCTGGTCGGGGAGTCGGTGCAGGCGGCCAAGGCTAAAGTAGAAGCCGCCACCGCAGCCATGCTCAAGGCGTTCGACGAGATCGCGACCAAGAGCGGCGATGTCGGAAAAGCCCTCCAGCAGATAGCCGATTCCGCCGACCTGAAAACATCCGCCGGGCTGGACGCTCTGTTCGCTGCGCTGGAAAAGCTCCAGGCCGAGGGCAAGATCACCGGCGAACAAGTTCACAAAGCCTTGCAGAACGCCATCGGAAAGATGGACGTGACGGCGTTGGTGGGTTTCCAGATGGCGTTGCAAAATTCGAGCGCCTCGGGCCAGGCGCTGGCGGACACGCTCGACAGGGTGGTCGGCGCGGCGCTCAAAAAGCTCGGCACCGATGCGCTGTCCGTCAACAGCGGCCTGTCCAAGGCGTTCCGTGATACCGAGCAGACCTTCCATCTGTTGACCGACAACGCCAAAGCCACGGGGGCGGAAATCAAGTTCGCTTTCGACAAGATGCTGGATGCGGCAAAAACCAAACAGGAAGCTGAAGCGCTCAAGGCCGAATTCGAGCACCTCAAGGAATTCGGCAAGCTCTCCGCCGCCGAAATAAAGGACGAATACGCCAAGCTCCAGGCCAAGCTCAACGAAACCGCCGGGCAGATCGACGGCGCCCTCGGCGACGCCTTCAAACGCCTCGGCATCAAGACCGCCGCCGCCATGAAAGCCGCGTTCGACCAGCTGGTGACCGATTTCAACGACATCAAGAAATCCGGTCAAGCCGCCGCCGAAGGCATCGACCAGGCCTACCAGAAAATCAAGTCCTCCGTCATCGCCCAGATCACCGCCATGACCACCGCCTCCCGCGAGGCGCTGGACGCGGCCAGGCAGCATACGGCAACCGTGCAGGCCGCTGTCACGGCCGAAGCCGCCCGGACGAAATTTACCGAAGCCAGCGCCGCCGCAGAAAAGGCGCTGCTGGCGGCGGCCCAGGCGGAAGCACAAGCGCAGAAGACCGGCACCGAGGCGGCGAAAGCCAAAGCCGAGGCGCTGGGGCTGGTGGCGCAGGCGACGCAGCAGGCGAAATTCGCTGCCTGGGAAGAAGTCGCCGCGCAGCAGGCCGTCGCCGCCGCCGTGAAGGCGACCGAGCTGGCATCGAGGGCGGCGGCGCTGGCGGCAAAAGAGCCGACCGAGGCACACACCGCAGCGGCCGCCGCCGCCCAGAACACCGCAAACGCCTTAGCCAGCACCGCCGAAGAAGCCAAACAGTCCGCAATTGAAGCCAAAGGGTTGGCGGACGAAATGCAATCGGCGGCCAGCGCCGCGAACACGGCGGCGGATGGCATGGATAGAATATCATCCAGCGCGAAGGCCGATGCAAATGTCCTGCAGGAGATTAAAGGAGCAACAATCGATTACGTCGCCATCATGCAGCAAGGCTACGATTCGCTCGCCCAAAAAGGCGTGAGCCTAAAACAGGTCGCCACGGACATGGCGGCCACGGATGCTGCGAACTTCAACGCGATGGCGAGCCGTGGCGCCGCCTATAATATCTCTCTGGAGGATACCCTGTCGCGTATCCGGGCGACTGGCCGGATCCTCGCCGAGGCCGAAGCCGCCACCAAGCGCAACGAGGAAGCCACCCGCGCCTGGGCGACGGCGATGGACAGCCTGCGAGGGATCGCGGCCAGCCTCAAGGACGAACTCGACCGCGCACTGGGCAACGACAAGGCCATCGAAGACCGCGCCTACGCCGACAAGAAAAAGGCTATCGAGGATCAATATACCGCGGCAATAAAAGCCGCAGAACAGCAGGCCGCCTATACCGTAGCCGGGATCGCCGCGCAGGACAAGGCCAGGTCGGACGCGCGAGCCGCATACGACCAGGCGCTCGCCGATCTGTCCCAGCTCCACGGCATCAAAATCAAAAATATCTCCGACGAAGCCGCCGCCAAAGCCGCGGCCGACCGGAAAGCCCACCAGGACGAGATGGCCCGCATCGCCGCCGAACAAGCCGCGAAAGCCCAGACCGACGCCCTGCTGACGCGCGTCGCGACCCAATCCGGGACGCGCGCCGCAGCGGCCTCGTCATCGGCCTCAACCGCCGCATCGAGCGCATCGAGCGGTGGCGGGACAACGATCAACACCCTAAACGTCAACGTGGACGGCTCCGACCTGCTCTCGGAAGAACAGATACGCACCAAGATCGTCCCCGTCCTCAACCGGATACTCACTGGAGCCAGATGATGACATCGACTCAACGATTCCTCGCCAACGACCGCAACGTCCTCGTGGGAGCGGCCTTGGCCGCGACCTCCGTCGCCACCATCGAAAACGCCGTCCTCGAACGCCCCCTGGCGCGTAGCGGATCTGCCCACATCGCCCTGTCCGGCGCTTACACCGGCCAGGAAGAAGCTACCTACGAAATCGAGATCACCGACACCACCGTAGCCACCCCGCTCATCAGCGCGCCGATTTTCGCCGGGGCGGGAACGGGTTCAATTTCCGGCATCGGCTTCACCGGCGCAGCTCAAACCTTCACCGTTAAACTGGCCGATCTGGGGCAGGTTTTAACGAGCGCCGGCACGGACATGGAGGGCGTCTCCCTCGTCGCCCGATCCCCCGGCGCGGCGGGCAACGAAATTCGCCTCGCCATCGATCTGTCCGGTCTGACCTATGCCGCCACAAACTTCAGCTCGATCAAAGCCATTCCCGCTGGCGCGTCCGATTTGTCCGGCCCGGAATACGACTGGGACACCCGGGTCATGGGCGCGGACGGGCAAATCCCGACATCCGCCCAGCGACTGGTGTTCGGCGAAGATACCAGCGTCATTTACCGCCAGTACAAACAATACAAGGACGGAAAATGGCTCTACCACTTCGAGCCCAACCTCCGCCGCGACATCCCACAAGGCACGGTCATCCGCTTCGTGACCGGGAGCCGCACGGTGACACTGACGGATGGCGTCGATACCGAGGTCTACCCCGGCATCGTCACCCTCTACGACCTGCTTTCCGCCATTCAAACCACGTCCGCCCTGGTCAAGGTCGAAGGCGTCGTCTCCAACGACCGCGCGCCTGACGGCATGGCGGCGCGCGACCTCGCCACCCGCACCGACGCGCATTGCCTGCCGCCCTATGGCAGCGGCAGCGGGTACGCCGGTTCCGCCCTGATCGACTACGCCGCGCTGCCCGGATCGTCCACCGAGCTGGTGGAAGTGCGCTGCTGGGCAAACTCGTCCAAACAGCACCCGTCAGCCGGTGTGGGCAAGGAGCTTTGGCAGGTCAAGGGTTCCGTCTCCGGCCTGGTCGAATCCCAACTCCAGACCGGTAAAGATTTTACCTGGTCCAACAAATTCAGATTCGCCGTCCAGTCCCGCTTGCCGGACGGCTTCGGCGTGCCGCGCGGGCGGTTCTCGGTCTCTGACATCGCCTACCAGCCCCGCGCCGCCACCGAAGTCGAGCCGCCCATCTGCGTCGCCAGCCTGGCGCTGGGGCCGGAATCGATAGACCAGTCGCTGACCCTCACCTACAAGCCGCGCCCGCTCACCGGCAACTGCGGCTGCGACAGCATGACCGCCCCGGATTTGTCCGGCAGAGCCTGCTTGACGGGCTTGACCTATTCATCATCATCAACAGGAGGAACCTCTATGGACCCCGCACACCTGATGCGAGCCACCCGGCTGGCTATCTGGTATCGGAATTTCGTCAAAGCGAATACCGCTATCGGCAGCGACCCCGCCAAGCCCATCACTGCAATCGGAAACGAGCGCGATATAGCGATCGCCGCCAAATCGATAGCCACGTTCAGGGCCGCCTTGGACGATCTGTATACCCTGGGGGTGTTGGCCGTGCCGGAATGGGCTGCCAATACGGCCTATGCCAATGGCGCCGTCATCGAAATGGGCGATTACCGTTATGCGGCGGATGGCCCCGGTACATCCGGCGCTATTGAGCCTGTTTGGCCGACGATCGATGGAGATACGGTGGCCGATGACGGCGTGTGGTGGGAATGCATGGGCCACGCCCCGGTAACGATGTGGGATGCCGCGTTCCAGGAAATGCAAAATGAACTGGGAATTCTGGAGATTTCGCCGTCGGGCGCCCAACCGGCTACGATGGTCCGCATCCCGAAGGCGTTTGAGGTGCCGGTCGGCGCGATTGATTTGACCCCCGTCTTTGCGGCGGACATCCCCGCGCAAACGATCGTCTACTACAAGGAGACACCTCAGAGCTGGGTCGTGTCCAAAACCACGGGGATCGTGACCTCCGCAACGGGCGGCACGTATTGGCTGAGTTCGGACGGGTTGACGTTATTTGTCGGCACACCGCCGAATAATCCGTCGAACTCGTTCGTGACGGAGCTGCTCGGGCACACCACCGCCACCGGCGCCGATTGGGATATAGGCACACAACCCGGCGATGCGCTGATGCCTGTCGGCGCGCGGTCGCTGGGGGATTTGG